ATCTTAATCATATAGCCATACGGAACTCTGCCAGTGTATGCAAATCCGTGTTCCCTTTTGTACCTGGCAGAATCCTTGTATCGTTCAGAGATTATTGCCCATTCCAATTCAGCCATCGCAGCCATTTGATACATGAAGTTTTTTCCATAAGGAGTGGATGTATCGATTTGTTGGCTGACGGAAACAAGGTTGCATCCGGCATCTTCCATGTCATGGTATAGGTTGCAAAAGTCTCTCATGTTCCTGGCTATTCTGTCATATCGCATAATAACTACTGTCTGAATTCTGCCGGCTCTTACATCATCCATCATACGCAGGAAGTCTTTTCTCTTTTTGGTAGAATGTCCGGTCAGAGCATAGTCTTTATCATATATGCATATCTTGGCAGAAGGGAAGTGTTCTTCTATATACCTTCTGCAATCAGATATCTGCTGTTCCATGCTCTGACTATTATCATTCGCCTTGGATTTTCGTGGGTAAATTGCACAATTCATTTTAGGCTCCTTCCGTGTGCGTTAACTTCAATAAGATTTGCAGGACAGCGTTTTTCAAAATCGCCGTTCCGGATGTGGTCCATCTCATGTTTATACGCTTCTTTTTGCATTTCCGTTGATAATCTGGCATTTATTACTATTGTAAAAAAATCATCTTTTAAGATCGTACAGCCTCTGATCTGACAAGGCATATCGATTATAACCGTTCGTATATTCTCCAATCTTTAATCCTCATTCAAAATCCCAAGCATTTTTAATGCTTTCTGTATATCCTCTTTTTTTACTTTTGACGAAGCGTCAAACAGCACTTTATATTCTGGATTCTTATGTAAAAATTCCGCATAATCTGCAGCTTCAGTGTCTTCATAATATTCCGCGTTTTCATATGTTTTTGATTCTTCATCATATGCAAATTGATCTCCGCCCATCAAATATTCCATAGTCACACCGAAATAATCCGCAATCTTTTTTAGAGTTGTGGTGCTTAAATTGTTGCCACGGTTTTTCCAGTTGCTGATGGTTCCCTGGCTTATACCTAATTCTTTACAGAGCTTGTAGGATGTGATTCCGTGTTTTTCACATAATTGCACAAAAATATCATACATAATTGGCTATACTTCACAAAATTAAAATACTTCACAAAATACAATTGACTACTTCACAATTATAAAGTAGTATATGCGTAGTAAGTGCTTCACAATTGTAAAGCATTTACAACAATATTGTGAATTACTTCACTTTTGTGCCTTTCTTTTGTAGTGGTATACATAGAATATCACACTTGTGAAGTATTTTCAATCACTACATATAGTTAGGAGGTGTGCGTATTTTGTGTTTACACGAAAAGATCACGATTCTTTGCAGGGAAAAAGGGGTAAGCATTTACCGAATGTGCAAAGAAACTGGAATCAGACAGAATACCGTGAGCAATTGGCAGAACCGAGAAAATGCAAAGCCAGAATTGGATATCGCGGTTAAAATGGCTGATTATTTCGGAGTTAATCCAAGTTATTTTTTGAAGGAGTAGGAAATGACAGAGAAGCAGATTGATCAAGCCATGAATCTACTTGCGAGATTATATGCAGATCAGATAGGGATGATTAATCCCATAATTGAGAGGAGAACGAAAGATGATAAATGCAATAAAAAAACTGTTCATGATAATTAGCACAACAATAGCAGCTTTAACTTTTGTTTTGTGTGCGTTGCTGTTGGATTCTGATTTCCAGAATAAATTGATTGTTCCGATTCTGGTAAGCCTGGCATGGTTGGCAATCGTTGCTTATGCGAACAAAGAAAAGTTAGGAGAAGAACAATGGGAAAGATAAAATGCGAGATTTACAGAGATTCAATGCAGAACTACAAAAAGTATGCAATCCCACCTGCACAGCTAATCATCGCGGATGTTCCGTATAATGTCGGAACTAATTTCTATGGATCAAATCCGTCATGGTATGTCGGAGGGGACAATAAGAACGGAGAATCAAAACTTGCAGGTAAAAGTGCTTTTAATTCTGATTTCAATTTCAATCTTTATGAGTATTTCCATTTCTGCTCAAAAATGATGAAAAAGGATGATGTAAAGCCGTTATCCAGAGGGAGAAGCTCAAATAGTCCATGTATGATTGTCTTTTGTGCATTTGAGCAGTTGCATACATTAATAGACGCAGCCAAAAAACACGGATTCAAAAATTATATTCCGCTGATATTCATTAAGAATTATTCTCCGCAGGTGCTAAAAGCAAATATGCGAGTAGTTGGAGCAACGGAATATGCATTGCTTCTGTACCGTGATAGGCTACCAAAATTCAGAAACGGTGTGCAGATCGGAGAGGACGGAAAGAATATCAAAGGAACTGGACGCATGGTTTTTAACTGGTTCGAATGGGGTAAGGACGGAAAGGAAATTCCCAAAATACATCCTGCACAAAAGCCAGTAGTGCTTCTGGAAAAGTTAATAGAAACATTCACCGATCCAGGCGATGTGGTTATTGATCCATGCTGCGGTAGTGGTTCTACATTGAGAGCCGCACACAATCTGGGACGGTCAGCATTCGGATTCGAGATTGACAGAAATTTTTACACAAGAGCAAGAGATGAGATGTTGAATTTTGACCAGGAAGAAGAAAACAGACAATTAGACATTTTTGATTGCATAGGAGGAGAAGCATGAGTAAATCGGACGCTAAGCAATGGTTAGACGGACTTATAGAGGCACAAGAAAAATACATGGCATATTCTGATGGAGAAGTTTGTATTTCATATCCAACAACAAAAAACACCATCAATTTATATGCAGGAATTGAGATTCTTGCAAAGGCACTGGATGTTATTCTTTTAGATTCAGTTATTGATTTTGGGAATGGCATTTGGAAAGAAAAGAGGTTTGAATATCGCGGTTATGAAGTTGTCGAAATGCGAAGAATTGGAGAATAAAACGGTCATTAATGACCAATGGGAATGGAGGGAAAAACATGAGGCTATACGAATTGGAAAACCAATACATCGAGCTTTTAGAATTGTCCGAAGATCCAGAAACGGATCCGCAGGTAATCCAGGACACGATTGAAGCGTTGGAAGGCGAAATGGAAGTAAAAGCAGAGGCTTATGTAAAAATCATAAAGCAATTAAAAGCAGACAGAGAAGCACTGCAGAAAGAAGCAGACCTATTCCAGAGAAGAGCGAATAAATGCTTGAATAGTGAAAAGTTTTTCACGGAATCGCTGCACAGCATGATGGCACTTCTGAACAGAAAAGAAATGGACGCAGGATTATTCAAGCTAAAAGTAGTCGGAAATGGCGGATTGAAACCGCTTGTGATTTCTGGCGAGGTTCCAGAGGAATTTATAAAGCTTACACCGAGCAATGACAACGATGCGATCAGAAAATACATAGAGGAGCATGGGGATTGTGAGTGGGCACATTTAGGAGAAAGAGGTACACACATAACAATCAAATGAAAGTGTGAATGGATATGCGGTTTACCATTTTACACGGTATAGAGGAGGAGAAGAGATGGCAACACCAGTTTTGATTATTGGTAAAAGCGGAAGTGGGAAAAGTACAAGTCTAAGAAATGCGGTTGGTAATGATGATTGGAATTTGATAAGAGTGTTGAATAAACCACTTCCATTCAAAGGAAAAATCAATGGATGGTCAACTGATGATTATCAGCAGGTTATGAAATGCTTAATCAGCAGCAAGGCTAAAAACATCGTGATTGATGACGGTGGATATCTTATCACTAATCAGTTTATGAAAGGTCATTCCAGTGCAGGAGCAGGAAATGCGGTTTTTGCTTTTTACAACACCATCGGAGATAACTTCTGGAATCTGGTTCAGTTTATCAACGAAAAGGTACCTGCAGATAAGATTGTTTATTTAATCATGCACGAAGAGCAAAACGATTTCGGACAGATCAAAGCCAAAACAATTGGAAAGATTCTGGATGAAAAGGTATGCGTTGAAGGGATGTTTACTATCGTTCTGAGATGTATAGAGGAATCTGGAAAGCATTTATTCGTTACGCAGAATGCAGACGGAGCAATAAGTAAAAGTCCTATGGGGATGTTTGAAAGTTTAACGATTGATAATGATTTGCTTTTGGTTGAAAAGGCAATTCGCGATTATTGGGAATTTTAAGGAGGATCAAAAATGAAACAGTTTAAAGGATTTGATGAGGCAAAAAAGGCAGCAGCATATGCACCTGGTGCCAAACTTCCAATAGGTGGTTATGTATGTGATGTTTTGGGTGTGAAATACGAAAGCGGAAATAATGGAAATTCTGATGTGATCACTTTACAGTTTGACATTGCAGAAGGCGAATACGCAGGATTTTTCAAGAATCAGTATGACAACAACCAGAACGAGGATAAGAAATATAAAGGTGTAGTCAGAATCTATGTACCAACAGATGACGGTTCAGACAAGGACAACTGGACCAAGAATTCCTTCGCAAGATGGACCAATTCTTTTGAAGCTTCAAACACTGGTTATACATGGGATTGGGACGAGAAGAAATGGAAAGGTAAAAAGATCGGAATTACCTTCGGAGAAACTGGAACAGTTATTGAAGGAAAAGAAATCGTATATGTAGAAGCTAGATCAGCGGAGTCTGTAGACAATATCAGAAGCGGAAAGTTTTATCAGCAGAAATTCAAAGCTAAGAACGGATACAAAGGAAATGGAAGTGCTGCCACATCCACCACATCAAACGGAGATTTTTTGAGCATTCCAGATGGAGTTGCTGAGGAATTACCGTTCAATTAGGAGGAGCCATGCAACCTTTTGAGATTGATGAATGCTTAAAATCAATGTCAATCATTGTCGATTCAAGGGAGCAACCAAGCAAAAAAGCGGAACGGAGATATGATTTATTTTCCGTTCCGTATGACCGTCATACGCTTGACTATGGGGACTATACATACAATTTTACACTTCCGAACGGAAAGAGGCTATTTGATGCTAATACAAGCGTAAAAGGGCATTGTGTGATTGAAAGAAAGATGAATCTTGAAGAATTAAGCCAATGCTACGCACAACAGCGGGGACGATTTCAAAGAGAATTTGAAAGAGCGAAAGAAAACAACGCTTCTGTATATCTATTAGTCGAAAATGCCACCTGGGAAAACCTTATAAACGGAAAGTATAAAACAAAACTTAATCCAAAAGCGTATACAGCTTCAATCACTGCCTGGATGGCAAGATACAATTGCAAGATCATTTTTTGCAAGTCAGAAACATCTGGAAAGCTGATACAAGAAATTCTTTACAGAGAGTTAAAGGAAAGATTGGAGCGTGGTTTTTATGATTGACAACGGATGGATAAAGATTAACAGAGCAATACAAAAGCATTGGTTGTGGGATGATCCAGAAAAGTTGAAAGCATGGATTGATTTGATTTTTTTAGCAAACTACGAAACAAAGAAAATTCCGTACAAAGGAAAAATCGTTGTTTGTGAAAAAGGATATGTGAATTTAAGCATTTCCGCACTGGCGAAAAGATGGGATTGGAGCAGGGACAGAACAAGAAATTATCTGCACCTACTACAAAATGACAATATGATAGTCATAAAAGCCACAACGAACCGTACAACGATTTTTATCGTGAATTACGCTAAATATCAAGGTTTTTCGACTTCTGCCACAACAAAACAAGTCAGTAAACAAGTCAGTAAACAAGTCAACGAACTAGACAACGAGCAATACAACGAACTAGACACAACTAAAGAAATAAAGAAAGTAAAGAAAGAAAGAATAAATATAAGCCGACCGCCAGAAGCGGATGACGAAGGATTGACACCAGAAGAAATGATGGCTGCATTCAAGAGAGGAGAGTTTAATTTTGATGAGTGATATATACCAATTCAAACAAGAGGACGCTCTTGAATTTGCACGGAGGCAGGGCACCAACACAAAGATGAGCGGTAAAGAATTACAATTCAAAAGCTGCCCATACTGCCACGGAGGCTCAAACAATGACAAGTGGACTTTTTCAATCAGCATGAATGACGGAAGGTTTACATGCAAAAGGTCATCATGCGGAGTCAAAGGAAACATGATCACTCTGGCGAAAGATTTTAATTTTGATTTACCAGAGTATGCGAAACGATATCACAACATAAATGGAGCAGGAACATATTTTAGAAGATTCCGTAAAGCTCATATAGAGCCGAAAAGCAAAGCCATTACATATTTACTGTCAAGAGGTATATCAGAGGCTATATGCCGACAATACGAAATCACGGTAAAAGACAATAATGAAAATCTTTTAATTTTTCCGTTTAAGGACGAAAACGAAGAAATCAGATTTATCAAATACCGACAGATTGAAAAAGGAAACGGTCCTAAAGAATTTTGTGAAAAGAATTGTATGCCTATTCTTTTTGGAATGAATCATTGCAACCTGGACAACAAAACGCTAGTAATCACAGAAGGACAGATTGATTCTTTATCGGTTGCAGAAGCAGGAATAGAAAACGTGGTATCCGTTCCAATAGGTATGAATGGTTTTACATGGATTCCTCATTGTTGGGATTGGATATATAAGTTTGAAAAAATCATCGTTTTCGGAGATTGTGAAAAAGGGAAAATCACATTGCTTGACGAAATCTCAAAGCGTTTTAATTTGATGATATGCCATGTAAGAGAAGAAGACTATATGGATTGCAAGGACGCAAACGAGATTTTACAGAAATACGGAAAAGACCAGGTCAGAAAATGTATTGAAAATGCAATACAGATTCCGACACGAAACATCATTTCACTTGCTGACGTTGAGGATGTGGATGTTTTCAAAATCGAAAAATTGTCAACTGGAATTGTAGAAATTGACAAGCTTTTATACGGTGGATTGCCGTTTGGAGGTGTGACGCTTATAAGCGGTAAGCCAGGCGAAGGTAAATCAACTATCGTTTCTCAGATTTTGATTAATGCAATCGAGCAAGGATTTAAAGTATTCGCTTATTCTGGAGAACTTCCGAACCACATATTCAAAGCATGGTTGAATTATCAAGTCGCAGGACCTGCACACATAGAGCAGTATACGGACAGATGGAATGAAACAAGATTCCGAGTCGATAAAGTCAATCTGGAGAAAATGTCATCGTGGTATCGCGATAAATGCTTTCTGTATGATAACACCTGCATAGACGGAGACGAGGAAGAAAACATATGCGAGATAATGGAGCAGAGCATTAGACAATACGGAACGCGAGTTATTTTGATTGACAACCTCATGACAGCATTAGATCTGCTGCAGGCACAAGGAACGGATAAATACGAAAAGCAATCTTTATTCGTAAAAAAGCTAACAAGAATAGCACTTAAATACAATGTGCTAATAATGCTAGTCGCTCACAAAAGAAAGAATAATTTTTCATTTAATGAAAATGATGAGATCTCTGGAAGTGGCGATATATCCAACCTGGCAATGCTAACACTTGTATACGAAAAAAACAAAGAGATAGCAGAATCGCAGCGATTGCTTAAGGTATCAAAAAATAGATTGTTCGGTAGGCTAAATACGGAAGGATTTATTTTGAATTTCGATACATCCTCAAAGCGTATATACATGAATAACACAGAGTTATCACATGAATACGGATGGACAGAGTCGGATGGGTTCATATCCGCTGATGGGATGGAGGATATACCTTTTAATTGATGAGAAGGAGAAGAGATGGAGAAGGTAAAGTTAATCTATGAGCTATTGAATACGGCATGGAAAACAATAAGAGTAGGCACGGACGGAAAACAGAAAATGACGGATGATGATTTTGATATAATGATTCGCTCCGCCAGTGTGATGGCTAAAGAGATCGGAGAAAAGCACGGAATAGCCGAAAGACATTTATTTTCCAAACTTTTTAATGCCATGCTTGATTACTTAGGTAGAAAAGAACATGAAAAGTCATAAAGAATTTAACGATGGGGATTATGCGAGGATGGCGGAGAATCCGAATCCGCCATTGGAAACAAGAAAGCCATTATTTGCACTTGAATACTCAAAGATGATGAAGGAGCTTGGATATGGGAAAAAGACACTTAACACCACAAGAGATTATGAAGCAACAGAA